GGAACACCATGCGCTAGCACTCCGCAGCGATGAGGATCCACGTCGAGTCCACCAACGCACACGCGACCCGCTTTGTTCCTGTCGTCACCGTAACGGCAGCGAAGTAGTTCGCGGCCGTGAACGTCGGGTTGCCGGACATCGCCGAGCCGTCCCCCTTTTGTTGCGTGACGGTTGCCGTCGCTCCCTTGTTCCAAGTCGACGAGATCGTGCCCAGCCGGACGCCGCTGCCGCGGTCGCCAAAACGAATCAACGCCAACTTATTGTCGCGCCACAGCTCAACCGCACCGCCGACCTTCGGTATGTCGGTCGCCTCGATCTGCACATACCCGGACACCGCCACCCGGCCGACCTTGCCAGCCTTGATCGGCTCGATCGCCACCAGGGCTTTGCCAGACGAGCCCGTCACCGTGCCGCCCGTGACGCACGGCATTTCGCCGAAACTGTTCTCGGCGTAGGCGTTGGTGTTTGGGTTGATCTCGACTCCGGTGATTTCCATCACGCCCCACCGGGCCACGTCGGAGCCGGTGGCGTTCTTGCACAGGACGAGATTCGTGCCCGGTTGCCACCCCTCGAGCCCGCCGCCCGTGAACCCGCCGCCGCCCTTCATCTGGCGGTTGATCCAGTTCACTTGCTCGGCCGCGAGAGCGAGCCGCTGGCCTGGCCGGACGTTGCCGCGAGGGTCGGTCATACGTTGAGGCCGCCGTTCGGGCCTGGGACGACCTGCGGTCGAAGGCCAGACTGCGCCGCTGCAATCGGCTTCGACACGATCTGCATGGCCGACCAATCCTTCTTCTCGTAGATCGTCTCGCGGTAGGCATGCAAAGGCTTGCGCACGAGAGCGCCGTTGCTGGGTGCGGTCTCGTACAGAAACCACACGTATTGCCAGCCTTCTTTCGGGAATTGCCCGATCGTTCCGCCGCCGTAGTAGTCCGTGACGTTCGGCCGGCACTCAAAATCAAACGTGACCGCGACGTAGGGCTGGTCGCCCTGCCACTGGCCGCGGGCGCCCATGAACAGCGCCTCACCCGGCTTGAAAGCCCGAAACTGGTTGAGGTTGACCGTGCCCGTTGTCGTGTAGACGGCCTCCACGAACGTCGCACTCATGGCAACGCCGATCGGCATAATCCACGTCTCGGAATACCGGAGCGACGGGCTTACCTTGTCAATTCCGTTGACAGAATCGCCCGACACGTTGATTGCACTGTCGAAGTCGGGCGGCGTAGCCCCAGCCGGGAACGTCGCCGTTCCGCGAGATTGCGTGATGTGCTCGGTGTGGCCTGACGTGTCCCACGCGATCGAGCCCGGGACGAAGTTGGAATTGTTCTGAGGGTCTTCGTTTTCATCACCTGACTTCTTGAAGACCAACGTCGAATATGTGGCCGTGCAATCGAAATACTTGTTTCCGATCGCGTTGACGGCCAGCCTGGATCGCCGCCAATAGATCCCTGCCCCGTCGCTCTCGACATACTGAGGCGCGTAGTCCTCAATGTCTGAGACCGCGTCATTGAACCCGGCGCACGGGCCGATGAGATAACGCTTGTTGACCTCCCTCGTCTCGCCCTGCTCGAGGTCGTTGGTGATGCTGCCCGACATGGAGTCGAGCATTTCGTAGCAGACGATGCTCATGCGAACACCAGCCCTCCGTTGGCGACGCCGTCCGCGATTTTCTTGAGGAGCGGCGTCTGCTCCGTGATCGCCTTGGTTTGCTCGGTGGCCTTGTCGAGCAGCTTGGCGATACCGGACGCGACGGCCTCGCCGGATCGCGTGCTGCTGGCGGCGGATTCCAGCCCGGACATGGCCTGGTTGCGCCTCCTAAGCCAATCGGGATTTGGCTGGTTGCCTGAACCGCCCTCCATGTTGGCGGCACCTTCGCCGCCTTGCCGGGATTCCCGTTTCTTGAGGTCTACCTGAACCTCACGGAAGGTCTCGGCGAGCTGCGGCCCGATCCCAAGGCCGCCGCCGTTGCCGAACGTACCAAGCGATTGACCGAAATCCTGCCGAATCGGCTCCTGTGCCTTGTTGATCGCGTCCATCGTGGCGTCGAACTCGGCCTTGGCCCTCTCGGCCAGCACCTTTGCCGCCTCTGGATTGAGGATGCCGGCTTTGACCTGGTCGGCGATTCCGGCGATGTCGGTTTGGAAGTTCACGCCGGCATTGAACGCCGCGTCGGAAAGCCCTTCAATGCCTTGAGCAACGGAGTCGGCGACCTTGCCGATCGTGTCAGCCACCTTGTCGGCAACCGAGTTGCTCATCTCCTGCAGCGAAAGGATCGCCTTGTCCTGCCCTTCCGCGAAGGCGGCGTCTTCCTTAGCAAGTTCTTCCTGGGCCTTCCTGCGGGCGAATACTGCAGGATCGAGGGGCTTTCTGGCTTCGCCACGATTGACAGAGTTTTCTTTCTGCGGCTTGTCGGCCTCGTTGTTGAGCTGCTCGATTTCAGCCCGCGCTTTCTCGACTGACTTTGCCACCTCGTCGAACGCGCCCGTCATGTAGCCAGCCAGGCCGCCGAGCGCCACGACCGCGAGCCCGATCCAGCCGCGAGGCCCGGAAAGCGCCTGCACGACCATGCTGACGCCCGCGAACGCCCTCATCGCCAGAGCGGCGGCGATCGAGGCCGTACCCACGGCGATCATTCCGGCGGCGATCGACGCGGCAGACGCTGAGATCACGGGGAAATCTTCAATGAGCTGCCGAGCGACAGCCATCATGACCTGCAGGGACGCGGTTGCGTCTTTCAGCGGCCCAGAAACAGCTTCGCCGAACGCGATCGACATTCGCTCGACAGAGGCCCGTAGTTTCTCAATGTTGCCCGAGATGCCACTCATCATGATGGCAAACTTGTCAGCCACAGACAGCGAATCCAGCATGCGATCGCCCATCTGGGCGAACCCAGCCTCGCCGGCTTCGGAAAACGCTGTAATTACCTTGATGCCTCGCTGCTCGAATACGTCCACCAGCTTTTGCTGGGACGAAATGACGCCAAGGGCATCGCCGCCCATGTTGTTTATCGCTTTTTCAAACACGCCCGCAATTTGCGTATTTGAAAGCATCTGACCGGACTCATCGCGAAAGTCTGCGATTGAGAGCCCGAGCCCATTGAGCGCCTCCGTCGCGTCGTCTGTTGGGTTGACGAGCTTTGTAAGCATCGTCTTGAGAGCAGTGCCGGCTTCCTCGCCGACTATGCCCTTATCCGCCAAAACACCGAGAGCTTGCCCAACATCAAAAAGACTTTGGCCGAAGCTGGCTGCAGTCGTTCCGACCTGCGCGAAAGACTCAACAAGCCCTGGCATCGTTGCCCTGCTTGCGTCGTTAACCGCAGACAGAGTGTCGACGGCTTCATTGGCGGACACGCCAAATAGGCTCATCGACGTTCCCATGAAAGTCGCAGCGGCTTGCATTTCAACGCCAGACACTCGCGAAAACTGGACGGCGGCCTTTCCAACGCCGTTCAGGATGTCCTCGGCTGTTGTTCCCGCTCTAGCGAGCTCTAGGAACGCTTGAGCTACTTTTGTCGGCGACACCCCCATCGAGTCGGCAAACTGCTTTGCTTTGGCGCTCAACGCAGCGATTTGGTCCGCCGACAGTCCGGCCGCTGCTTGCATTCCGAGTATTGCATCCTCAAACCCTGCGGCCTGCTGGCCGGCAAGCACGAGCGGCGCCGAAAGGCCTGCACCCCCAAGCGACATTCCCGTGCCGACTCGCTGCAGCGTTTGAGCCACCGACGACACGGTGTTCCGAACCCGCGTCATGGCCTGCTGGAATTTGGAGTCGTTCGCGAAGATCTCGACGAACGCACCGCCTGCACGAATTGCACCGGCACTACTCATCCTTCACCCCGCTTCCGCCCGATGCCCGCAGACCGGAGGATCGAGGCCAGGGCGTCCGGCGACATGGTCGGCGTCTCAGGGAGCGGCATGTACGGATGGTAGGTCGCCACCGATGGCTTCTGCGAGGCGTCGGGATCGCAGTGGATCGTGGCGAGAAGCATCATGATCGAGGCCGTATGGTTCCACTTTTCGTTCGATCGTCCCCACGCCATCCAATACAGTTCGCGAAGCGTGAAGCTCCAAGGTTCTACGCCGCACTGGCCGGCGAGCTCGTAGCCGAGCTCGTATGGGTCAGGGGCGGCGGTTGCTCCAGACTCATCGCATCTATCTCTTTCTCGATGGCGTGGATGACGCCGCTGGTAAGCCGCTCCTTCTCGCGGTGATACCTGTCCAGCGCCCGCCGGACTATCGTCCGGCGGGGGTGGGGGAAAAAATCGGTAAGTGCCTCCAGCAGCGCTAGCGACGCCCGCTCGAGCACGTCGCCGTCAACGGCGGCCAGGAATCGGTCTATCGAAATACCCTTTTCATCCGCCTGCGGCTTCAAGGCCGCGTAGATGATTTCGAGCATTCGAAAGCCGTCGCCCGTCACCTCCTCGGAAGCTTTTTGGTCGAAGAACAGGTCGGTGAGCTTGAACCCGGTCTGATCGAGAACCGACTTCACTGACCCGTAGGTGATTCGGAACGTCCACTCGACGCCGTCCAGCGTCGCGAACTTCCACTTGGTTTCGTCTGGCTTGTCTGGCATGGCCCTGTCACAGATAGAACGGTTTCAGTGTCACTTCCCACGCAAGCACGCCGGCGATGGGCTGTTTGATGGACGCCTTCACTGGAACGCACCGGATCGTCGGGCAGTTGGAAATCGCCAGCGTTACAGCTTGCGGTGGATGCTGGTTGAACTTGCTGGCGATCTGATTCCAATCGTCTGCCCAGTAGATGAGCAGCTTGACCGTGGCATCGACAGAGATCGGCAGCGTCGAGGAAACGTCGTGCCAGTACGACGTGACCTCTTGCGTCTTCATGTCGATGTCAACATCGACCTCGCGAACACCCTCAAGTACGGCCCCGTCGAGACTGAGCGTTTGATCGCGGCCCAGCTTGACCTTGGCGGACACGGCTTCAGTCCTCTGCGATCTGGAGCCCGTACGAGACCGTGTATTCGACCTTACCCTTGGGCGTGACCGTTTCCTTGATCTCTAGGACCGTGGCCTCTAGGCCGTCGCCGTCGCCGAGACCGGCGACGTTGCACGCCCCAACGTCGCCGACGGCTGCATCATGGTTGGTGCAGGTTACGTCGATCGTGATGTCGGTGAGCCCGGCCATGTATTCCCATTGGGTTAGGGCCGTCGCCTTGAACGTAGTCACGTCAAGCTGGTTGCCCTGGACGTTGGCCGTGACCGTGATGATGTCGTCGTTCACGACGCCGGGGATCGTGGCAACGCAGTCGCGGCCGAGCTTGTAAGTCGTGGTTGGCATGCGTGGTTTCCTTGTGCGTTAGGAGCGGAAGTCGCCGGGGCCGATTACGATCTGGTTCGCCACTTCGCTCTCCTGGCCCGGCTTGAGCGTGAGCTTGTAGGTGACGATTCCCTCCTGCGGTTCCTCGCGGTTCGCCTGCATGCAGATAAGCGACAGCGCCTCGCCGTTGATCGTGCAGGAATACGACTTGCCGACGGAGAACGACGTGTCGGCCTCGGCCAGCACCGTGCATTCAAACGTCTTGTCGGGGAAGCTCGCGACCGTCTTCTTGATGGGCAGTGCCCCGGCCCGCGTGGTGATGTCGATCCGCTCGCCGGAGAGCGTCAGCGTCAGGTCGGTCACGCCTTCGAGGCCGCTGACCGTGTAGTCCTTGCCGAGCGTGTAGGTGACTGCCATTTGGGCCTCTGATGCGTGAAATGCGGCATGCACCGCACCTGAACATCAGTATACCAGCACGCTACTGCGGCCCGCGGACGAGGCCGGCCGAAAACTGGCCCTCGAACATCTTGGCTATGCGTGATCGAGACTTCGCGAGCGCCGGCCCCATGAAAGGGCGCTCCGGGTATCGGAAGGTCTTTCTCTGTCCCGTCGGAAGCCATCCGCCGCCGCTCCCGGGGCTATACCCGGGCGATACCCATCGCACGATAGGCTTGGTGTATCTCGCGTACTTAGGAACCCATGCCCACGCCTCGAGCACCTTCTTGCCGCCGAACTCGTGCAGCATTGGAATGCCCCAATCGCTGCCTTTCTTGCTTGGGCCAACGACGGCCGAGTGCGTGATCTTGTCGTAGCCGTTGTAGAGATTCCGCCTGAATCCGAGCATGTGGGACGAAGGGACGTGCGTGTACGGGGGCGAGCCAGGAGGGGAGGCTGGCGGAAACTGGATTTCTTGGATGGCTAGCCCCAGTGCATTCCTGGTCGACACCCGCAGCCCTGGGATTGAGGCGAGCTGCCTCAGCGACAAGTTTGGGTTGTCCCGCATGACCTTGAGCCTGGTCTTGGCGGCCCCAACCTTTTTGATCGACTTTGTAGCCGTCCGCCGGACCAGCAGACTCGCCTTCGTGAGCGAGTTGTATTCCATGGTCGTCAATGCGCTCTTCACCGCGGCGCGGTCGAAGAACATATTCACGTTGATCGTCGTCGGGATCCCCGGCACCTTCCCCAAGGAAAGGCCCGGAAATACCCTTGGCGACCGCACGAAAATAGCCATGCGTCACCTCACGGCGCCGAGGCCGGCAGCTTGTCAACGCCAATCATCCACGTCACTTCGACCTGGGCCAGGAACACGCTCCGCTCATTGAGCGACTCCCGGTCGAACGGCACGGGCACCGTGATGTCCCGCCAATCGCTCGAGCCCGCGAACGACGCCAGCGTGACCTTGTAGCTGCGGATCGCATCGACGATGCCCTGCACCAGCTCGTCGAGATCGTCGATCTCCGTATCGTTGCTGACGCTCTTGGCGATCACGATCCCGAGCACCGGGTTGAAGAAGTCCGCCCCCCGGGGCGGCTGGTCCTGCTGGTTGATCTCGTACGGGCCGGGAGTGACGCTCACCTTCACGACGCCCAGGTCGTCGGCGGTGTAGTCCGGCACCCGCCGCCAGGCGGCGTCGATCGACGTGATCGCCCCGGGAAACGTGTAGGCGGACAGGGCCGCCGCGAGGTCGTTCCCGGCGATCCGCTGGACGTTGGTGGTGGTCGGCGTGGGCATGGGCTATCTCGTGGTTGTCGCCCCGGCCTGCCACCGAGGCGTGTACGGGCAGAGTTGGCACCCCAGGCCGCAGCAGCGGCCGGCGGCCAGGAGGACGGCGGCGGGTGTCGGCTCGGTCACAGGCTCGCCGCCTCGCGGAACGCTGCGTCGAGCGTGGCGTCGTCCAGGCCGAGGGCCGGGCCGAGCACCGCGAGCCACGGGCTTGCCCGGTGAACCTCGGTGCCGTATTCCCATTCGACGCGGACGCTCTCGCGAGTGATCGGATCGGCCAGCGACGAGATCGCGGCATCGACGGACGCGAGGCTGATCGCGCGGCCCACGAGCCATAGGCGGGCCTGGCGAGCGGAGATCGACGCCGGGACGGGAGATGTGTCTGGCGCGTACTGCCAGCCGGCCTGGAGCTGATCGCCAGGGACGGCCGTGCATCCGTCAGGGGGCGACCAGCCTGCGGGAACGTCATCCCGCACAAACGTCACCACTTGGCCCAGAGCGTTGAGTATCGCGATTGCCATTAGAACCACACCGTTATGCGAACGTATCCGTCCCCGCCGTTACCGCCCGCGCCCGAGTTGCCGCCGCCCCAGGCTGCGACATCGGCTGACGCCCCGCCGCCGCAGCCTCCGCCGCCGTACTGCACCGCCGAAGCGCCAGCCGTCGCGGCCCCGCTGGTCGCGGCAGCGCCTCCACTGATGGACGAGCCGAATTGCGACGAGTTCAACAGCAGCGTACAGGGACGGTCGACGGCGCCAGGGGTCCGGATCACGCTCGATCCGTCAAGCGAGCCGCCCGCCGCGCCAGGCAGCGAAATGTTTCCGTTACCCGCGATTACCTCCGGCACGGACTCGCCGGCCGATGTGGTGCTCGCGGCTCGCCCAGTGATGCCGCGAAACGTCACGTTGCGATTGCTCACGGCGGTGCCGCCTGCCGCACTGGTCGCCTGAGCACCAGCCGCGCCGCCGTTGCCAAACTCCGCGCGCAAAACGTAGGAGGACTGACCGTTGAAATTCAGTTCGGTCACTGTCCCTGCGGTCCCGGCTTGGCCGTTCGTTGCGTCGGTCGTTGCCGATGCGCCGCCGGCACCGCCGGAGCCTACGGTGATCGTCAGCGACGTAGTGATAAGCGACGCGGCGATAGTCGTCTGGACAACGCCGCCGCTCGCACCGCCGCCGCCCCCGGCCCGCGTTGTCCCTCCAGGACCGCGTCGCCCGCTGCCGCCGCCGCCGCCCCCTCCGATCATCAGAATTTCGAGGAGCTTAGCGCCGCTCGGAATAGCCCATGTGTACGGGCCTGGAGCGGAGCCGGTCGATCCTGACGCGCCAGCGCTCCGCGTGAACTCGTAGACGACCGCCTTCGTGACCGTGATCGCGCCGGTCGCCCCGTCGACGCTCGTCACTGGCGGCGCGGCGTAGGTCTGATCGCCCCGCAGAAACGTCGAGGCCGACGCCGTCCCGCTCCCGAGCCGCGCCGTCGCGATCGTGCCGCTCGTGATGTCGTCGGCAGCGTGGGTGTGCGACGTAGGGTTCCGCGAATCACTGAGCCGCGAATCGTTGCCCTGGCAGAACGTATTCGCCGCCGTGCCGAACGATCCCGCCGCCAGCACTCCACCAGTGGTCGTGATGATCGGCAGATTCGCCGTCGTGCCGATGGCGCCGTTGTTTGCGATGTTTCCGTATGACGGAAACTGGAACCCCACTACATCTAAGGCGTCATAAATTCCGTCTTCATTTATTTCCGCCAGAAATTCCCCAGCGGCTCCCTCTATGACGTTTCCCCAGAGGGTGCTGGCCGTCGTTATCGCGCCGCCCTCCGTGGTGACGACGATCCGCTCGCTGACCGTGCCGATCTTGCCGTCGGCCGTCAGGTTGCCGTGGCTATGGCTCGTCGCCGCGTAGGCCGTGCTGACCGAAATCACGCCACCCGTGATCGTGACGCCGCTGCCGATCTTCACGCCGCCCAGCACAGACGATGAGGCGGTCGGCAGCGTGTACGAGGAGGCGGCCGTCGTCTGGACCGTGGAGTCGGCAAACGTGATGCCACCAGCCGGCAGCGTGATCGGCGAGTCGAGCACGATTGGCTGCGGCGTGCCGTTACCGCCGACCGATACGCTCCGCAGCCTGCCGCCCTGCCAGTTCAGCTCGTAGCCGACCGCACAAATCAAACCGAGTCCGTTGGCCCCGCCGGTCTTGTTGTCGAACGAACCGACGACCACCTGTGTCGCGTTGGCGAGCGTCAGGCCGGCCGGCGTCAGCGTCGTCGCCCCGGCCGAGTTGTGGACCGACAGTGCCGTCGGCTCGACGGTCGCGTATTGGCTGTTGTCGGCCGTCACCTCGACGCCGAATCCCCAGCCACCGACCTCGGAGTTGACCGAGCCGGTCGAAAGCGTGATGAGGGCGTCCTCGTCCATCGCGCCGCCGGCGAGCGTCAACAGGTCAGGCTTGCCCTCAATCGCCGACCAAGTCGGCGTGATGTCCGCGAGCTGAACGTAGCTGGCCTGGCTCGTCACTGAGCCGGCCCCGCTATAGACCCACCGGTAGCCGTCGGTCGTCACCACAACCACGCCTTGCGTGATCTGTGCCTGCTGGCCGCTCGTCAGGTCGGCGATCGCCCCCGACGACACGATTACCTTCCCGGCACCGGATGCCGGCACGGCTCCGGCAACCGTCACCGTGGCCGTGCCGCCGCTCGAGACAGTGGCCGTAGCGGCCCCGCTGCCGCTCACGCTCACGGAGATCGGATTTCCGGTCGCGACCGAAACTGTGAGGTCTGGCATAGCGTCTTACGGGTTGAATGGGCGAACCGATCCCGACAGCACCGTGCGGGTGAATCCGGCCGGGGTCACCCAGCGGAAATACCACCGATAACGGGTCGTGACCGACAGGGCTCCGGTCTGAGTCTCCGTCCACGAGAACTTCACCGTGGTTGTCGTGACGTTGTTGCTGGTGGCCGTCGTGCTCGTGATCGTCGGGGCCGCCACGTTCGCCTGCGTAGCCTCGTTGATGATCTGGCTCGACAGGGTGTAGCCGGTGAGATTGGCGTTGAACGTGGCCGTGAACTCCATCTCATCGCCCTTCACGAGCGAGAGATTCAGGACGCCGGGCAGAGCGGAATAGTCAGGCATTTTCGTACCTTGCGGTCTCTTGCGTGTGAATCCTGCGTGCGGCCTGCGACCTGTCAGCCCACCGCCAAGCCTGCTCGCTACCCTCCGGTATCACCACCGTGCAAATCGCCTCGACGCCGCCCTCAATGAGCGTCAGCGTGTCGCCGCGTTTGGGCGTGACGTGCAGCTCGTCTTTGGAAATCACGAAATCCCTGGTCTCCATCCGCACGATCTGGCCGGCCGCGTTCATGGCTTCCCACCGCCCGACCGCCAGCGTTGCCTGGCAGGCGATCGGGTGGCCCTGGCCGCCGACGCGGTACTGGACCGGCACCGAAAGGTATCGCCGCCGCTGGCTCTCCAGCCACTTCGATCCGTCGGCGATCATGTCCACGTCGTCACCTCACAGTGCCACCATGGCCGGGCGGCTCCTGCAGGCGATTGGCCCACGAGGATGCCGCCCGGCCACCATGCCGGCGGATCAAGCCTTCAGCAGCTTGATGGTCGCGGTCGCGTCACCCGACGCCGCAGCGGCCACCGCCCAACCGGCGAGCGTGTTGCTCGTCGCGGTCGTGGTGAGCACGTTGTTGGTCGCGTCGTAGTAGACCTTCGCCCCGAACGTCACCGCCCCGCTGGCCTTGGCGTGCTCGATCACGCCGTCGACGATCAGCGAACCCCGCACGTTGGCCGCGATCGCGGTCTGAGCGACCCCGATCCCGACCGAACCGATCACGACGATCGCACCGGCGGCCACAGCCGAACCGGGCGTGTAGTCGATCGCCTCGCCCTCCTGCACAAACCTTGCCATTGTTCAACTCGCTTTCTGGAAAATGAAACGCTTGACGGGAAAGCCCGGCGGCTGGCTTGGGCTCCAGCCGCCGGGCACGAAGAACATCACGACGATCAGGCCGTCGCCATCCGGTAGCAACCCTTCGACTCGGCCTTCGCGACGCCGAAGGAGTAGTGACCGCGGACCTGGATGCCGAGCGTGTCGAAGTCGGCTGCGGCCTGCTCGACGGTCGGCGTGCGCTGACCGTTGAGGAACGCGACCTCCATCGCCGGCAGCTCGCCCGGGTTCGCCACGAGCCACCAGGTCGAGGCGCTCGTCAGGTAAGACGAGGCGACCACCTGGTAGCGACCGGCCAGCACGTTGACGTTCGTCCGCGTGCTGTTCTCACCGGTGATGAGCAGCGAACCGCTCATCAGCTCGGCGGCCGTGATCTCCAGCTCGGGCGGCACGAGCAGCATCGCCGGGCTGATGCCGAGCGGGTTGCCGTCGCCGTCCTTCAGCTTCCGGTAGCTGGAAGCCGCCGTCTTCAGCGAGCCGATGGCAAGAGCGTTGCCGCTGCCCGCCGTCTCCTTCGCGAAGTAGGTGCTGTTGGAGCTCTCGAACTCGCTCCAAAACTCCTTGTTCAGCTTGATCGCGGCACCGCGACCAAGCCGCTGCGGGACAACCGTCAGGGCGCCGAGATCGTCGTTCACGATGTCGACCATCGTGATCGCCGACAGGCGACCGTACAGGTTGGCCTTGATCGACCGGGTCTCGTCGCCGGCTTCGGCCATCTTCAGCTCGCCGCCGTTTCCGACCTGGTCGAACTCGAAGCCGCCGGTGACGCGGACGCCCGTGACCTGCTTGTAGTCACTGACGCTACGCACCGACGAGATCATGTCCCACGTCGTCTCGACCGCGGTGAAGCCCTGGAGCAGGAACTTCCCGTAGGTCGCCGAGATGACGTTGCTGATCGAGTGGGTTGCGAACCCGCTTGCCAGCACCTCGCGGATGTTGCCGGCCGAGATCCGGGCCGGGCCGGTGTAGCCGTTGGCACGGGCCGCCTCGACGAGCACCTCACCGAGCGACGTGTTGCGTCGCCGACGATCGGCCGCCTCGAGCACCTTGGCGTCGTAGGCACGGTCCACGCCGGGCAGTCCGCCGGCGAGGCACAGAGCGGCCTCGATCACCTTGGGGTTGCTCGTGGCGTCCGCGTCGACGACGTGGACGGCCGGAGCCTTGGGACGCTCGGCACGCACCTCGTCGAGCCGCTCGGCGCGAAGCCGCTGGATCACAAGATCCGCGACATGGCCGGCGTCGATGAGGGACGCACCGTCGCCACCCTTGGCCTCGACGATGGGCTTCGGTTCCACGGCGACGTTCGCCGGGGCTTCCGTCTTCGGCACGGCGGCCTCGACGGGCTTCTCGTTGAGCTGATCGCTCATGGAATCACCCTCATTCGCCTCGGCGGCGATAGCCGCGGACGTTCGACCGTCCGCACCGAACAGAACCACGCTCGTCTCCCGAAGGTCGGAAGACCGAGCAACAGTCACAGGGCCGGCGAACTCGCGACCGTTCACGGTCACGACACCACCGGCACCGATGTTTTCGAGGCCGCCGGCGTCGGCACCGATCGACGCCTGGAGCGGTACGCCTGACTTGGCGAACCGAATGAGCTTGTCCGCCACCGGCTCGCCGCGGATCAACTCGCCACGGATCACGAGCTGCCCGCCGTCGTTCACGATCTCGGTTGAGCGGCCGATCACGCTGTCGAGCAGCGGCACTTCCTTGCCGTGGGCGTAGAGGATCGGGATCGACGCCTTCGCCGTGTCCATGCCGGCCAGGTCGACGACCAGCGGGTTGCGGCTCCAGCCCTGCCGGATGGACGCACCGGTGTAGGCCACCAGCTCAAACGTCGCCGGGGCGGCGTCGTCGGCGGCCTGAATCTGAAGCTGGGCGGCGAGCGTGATGCGGTTCATGCGGGCTGCTCCTGCGGTTGCGGCTGGCGGGCCGCGGGCTGCTGCGGCTCGACCCCCATCTCACGCTCCATCGCCTTCTCGGCGGCCCGCTGCCGGAGCACGACCCGCCAATCGCGGCCACGCTTCGAGCAGACTTCCGAAAGGCTCGCCATGTTGTTCGCCACCATCGCGGCGTCGGCGTCGGCTTCCTTGAGCGGATCGACGTGCTCGAAACCGTCCCACGTCCACGTCCAGTTCCACGCCCCGAACGGCGGGAGCCCCCGCGGGATGATGCCGGCGACCGTGGCCTCGTCGAGCCAGGCCATGAGCAGTGGATCGAGGAACACCCGCTCCATGTCGTTCCGCTCGACGGCGATCCGCTTGCGGTAGACGAGGTAGTCGCCCCGCATGCTGGAGTAGTTCGCGGTTGAGGAATCCATGGCCGCGACGATGTAGGGCATGTCGAGGCAGCGGGCGATTTCGTTCAGGAGCCGACGCACGAAAGCGTCATGCGAGGCCGTCGGGTGCTCGGCCTTCATCTGGACCGGCTCCCAGCCGTCCGGGGCGGCCACGGCCATCCCGCGAACGATCGGCATCGTTTCCAGCGTTTCCAGGGCGGCGGCCCCGGCACCGTCGGCCGGCATGGTCGTCTTCAGGATCGCCGCGAAGTTGGCCGCGGTCTCGGCCGCCGTCACCACCGCCAGCGTGTAACGCCGGAGCAGGGCGAACAGCTCGAGGGCCGGGGCGATCTCCGGCACGCCGCGATGCTGGCCCGGCCGGGTGGCGTGGAACCAGTGGCAGACGTAGTCGGCGTCGACCCAATCGCCGTCCAGCACGAAGCCGGGCGTGAGCGAGCCGGGGTGGGTTTTTGACACCCAGTAGTCGGTCACGTTGCCGTCCTGGTCGAACCGGAGGCCGTCCACGTCCGATTCGGTCATGAAGCCCATCGGCGACATGATCTGGTCGGCCTCGATCAGCTTCACGTCGAGCTGTACGCCGCGGAGCCGGCGGTTGCTGGTCTTCAGGGCGAAGACTTCGCCGTCGCAAATCTTGGCGGTCTTCGCGATCCGCAGCTTGCGGGCGAGGTCGACGTTGACCGACCAATCGTAGACCGCGGTCTCAATCGACCGGACGGCGTCGGGGTTGGCTTCCGGCCCAAGGTCGAGCTGCAGCCGCGGGCCGGTGCCCACGAGGTCGTTCGACCAGGTACTCGCGATGCCGGCGGCGTACGAGTTGTTGCGGGTCTCGTAGCGGGCACGGTTGCGGAGCGTCCGCCGAACGTGCGGCTGCAGGGCCGCGTCGGCCGAGTAGTGGTCGGCGTTGGCCCAGTGCTTCCGGTTCAGGTCGGTCGTCTGTGCCGCGTCATACTTGGCCTGGACGAGCGACGAGAGGGCGGCCTTTTGGGTCGCGATCGTCGCCTCCAGCGAACGCCGGGACGGGCCGAGAATGTTGGAGAGGATGCCCATCAGCCGTTGGCCCCCGGGGCCACGATCTGCGCTCGACGCAGGCAGGCGAACGGCGAGCCGGCCGCAGCCCGGGAGCGGATCACGAAGTCGGCCGCGGCCACCTGCTTGTCAAGCTCGTGCTGCTCGACCTCACCGGCGTCGGTGCGGGCGCGACGCGGCTGCGCGAGATTCGCGGCGATCGCGTCGACGACATCGTTGTTGTCCACACTGGCGCTCCGGTGGCGGGACGCCTTCGGGCGTCCCTATCACCAGTGTACCAATGTTCACATGCGGCCCTGCCGCATGAAGACGATGCCGATGAGCGCTTCGGCCTCGAGGTCGTCGTAGTTGTCGTCGTAGTCGTCGCGCATGGCAGGCTCGGCTCCTGCCATGATTCTACTTGGCCGCCATCGCCAGCCCGACGTTGGCGAGCGCGTAGCCGAACCACGCGATCGCCATGCCGGGCGAGCCCTTGGCGTACTGGTCGCAGGCGACCAGGAGGTAGACGACGCCGACGGAGAGGATGAGAGGGGCGCTCATTTTGTGTTCAGCCAGCCATGGATAATCCCTTGGATGACGGTTTTATTCACGGCTCGGGTGGTGCTAATTACATGGTTCTGTGGCTACTCGCTCGTCTCGGGTGTGGCCGCATACGGGCAATTGACCTTCTGAAACGCCAGAGCGTTCGGGAAGTAAATAAACCGCTGCGTCTCGGTGGCCCAAGGGTGCCGAAACCTAAACACCGTGTCGGCAACGGCAAACCACAAGGCCACCACAAACAACGCAGCGACGATGTATGGATTTAGCCGCCGATCATTCATCGCTCAACCTCGTTTCTCTACGCTCACAGAACCAAGCGATGCAGCGGACGAGCCGCTGATCGCCAGGCGTTCTGTGGGCTACTCGGCCATCTCCCATGACACGCCTGCTTCGTCCAGCGCCGCCTTGACTTGGCTGGAACAAAAAAACCAGCCCGACGCAAAATCTGCTCGCAGCATCGCCGGATTCATTGGGGGCTTCGGAAGCACAACTCTCGCCACAGAACCACCGG